GCACGGGCTTCACGGTGACGTTCAAGAACTCCGGTGGCACAGCAGTCAGCAGGCAGTTCCAATACGTAGCGTCTGGCTACGGCACTGAAGAGATCTGACAATGGCACAAGCAGACGGCATCGTCAGCAATGGTTCAGGCGCTGCGGTACGCGCCGACATCAACAACCAGCTTGCTGCGGTCTTCACCAACCACAGCGGCACAACCGAACCAACGACGACCTACGCCTATCAGTTCTGGGCTGATACCACCAACAACCTGCTCAAGATCCGCAATAGCACCAACAGCGGCTGGGTCACGCTGCGGCAGCTGGACGGCGAGTTTGATACGCTGCCGGTGGAAAACGGCACGAATAGCGCCCCGTCGATTTACTTCAAGGCCAGCGGCACTGATTCTGGTTTTTACAGCCCTGGCACCGATCAGGTTGCTGTTTCAACGGTTGGTGTTGAGCGCGTCAATTTCAATGCCGCCACTGAAGTTGTGTTTAACGACACTGGCGCAGATGTTGACTTCAGGATTGAGGGCGATACCGACGCTAATCTTTTTAAGGTCGATGCAGGAGCGGATGAGGTAAGCATCTCAAGCATCGCTTATCCCAAAACCGATGGTACTGCTGATCAATCGCTTGTAACTGACGGATCTGGCAGTCTTAGTTTTGCCATTCGTGCGCGTCTTGAACTAGGAACAGTTGCTTCTACCAGTGGCACGGCGATTGACTTCACCGGGATTCCGAGCTGGGTGAAGCGCATTACGGTGATGTTCAACGCAGTAAGCACAAATGGTTCAAACACTATTTCCGTCCAGATAGGCTCAGGTTCGGTTTCAACATCTGGTTATGCTGGAACCATTTGGACTCCTTCCTCGTCAACGCAACTAAGCACTGCGTTCCCAGTGTTTAATCCAATAAGTGCAGCAAACAATGCTGTAGGCATGATTGTCTTAGCTCACATGGGATCAAATGTATGGACCCAATCCGGCAACTTGGCATTTGGAAATACAAACTCCACGGGCTGGTCATCTGCTGGTCTTCACAGCAACCTTTCCGGCGCTCTTGACCGGGTGCGGATTACGGCTGGTGGCGTTGATACGTTTGACGCTGGTTCCATCAACATCCTGTACGAGGGCTGATCCATGCACCGCATTGAAATCAACGTCCAAACCGGCGAGCAGCAGACCATTGAGCTGACCGCTGAGGAGATTGCAGAGATCCAATCCCGTCCGAAACCTGAGCCTGCCCCAGTGCTCACAACTGAGCAGAAGCTGGAAGCAGCTGGGTTGACCGTGGCGGAACTTAAAGAGCTGTTTGGTCTTGACTGATGGCTGACCGTAAGATCACAGACCTGACGGAACTCACAGCCCCAGCGGCTGATGATCTTCTGCCCATCATCGATAGTTCTGAGGCGACCAATGCCAACAAGAACAAAAAGATCAAATACGAAACGCTAAACCGCAACCTACCTTCTGGCACTGCTGGCGCACCTAGTCTTGCTTTTACAGCAGATACCGGAATTAGCGGCATTTACCGCAGCGGTGCTAATGAAGTAGCGGTTAGCAACAACAGCGCATTTACCGGCAAATTTACCACTGCTGGTTTCCAGCTCGGCGCTGGTACTGCCGCCGCTCAGCTCCATCTTTTCAGCAGCGACACAACCGATCAGGTTATCATCGAAAACACAGATGACGGGCTAGATACAGCGCCTGATGTGGTGTTGTATCGCAATAGCGCCAGTCCCGCTGTCAACGATAACCTTGGCAACATTGAGTTTCGCGGTAAAGACTCTGCCGCCAATACTCATGCCTATGCGCAGATCACTGCTGGCATCAAGGTTGCTACCAACGGCACCGAGGACGGCATCCTCGATCTGATGTCTTCGGACACTGGAATTACCGCTAGCCGCATTCGACTGTATGGCGGCAAGGTTGGGATTGGTGAAGCAACGCCGCTTTATCCCGTACACATTACCTACAGCACACTTGCTGGAACGACGCTACAGATTGAATCCAAGCTTGTAGATTCCGCTTCTGCTGGCGACATTACGCTTTACCACCATCGCAACAGTGCCGCCGGGCAAGATGGCGATGTAATTAGCTCGCTGTATTTCCGCAGCAAGAACGACAACGCAACGCCCGAGGATATTGATTACGCGCAGGTTGTCGGCAGCATCGTTGATGCCAGCGATGGCACAGAAGACGGCAAACTCGAACTCAAGGTTTCTGCAGCTGGAACGTTAACCACTGAGCTGGCAGTTACTGCTGCCAACATCACGCTTGGTGCTCGCCCAATCATGCCAACGCATACTCCAGCGTCCGCCTCCGATACAGGAACTGCGGGTGAAGTTGCCTGGGACAGCTCATACATCTACATTTGCACCGCAACCGATACCTGGAAGCGGGTCGCAATTAGCACATGGCCGTAAAATCCAAGACCGCCCTGGGACGATTTGACCACAAAGCCGGTCGTCCTAAAACCACCAGTCAGGGCATGGGACAGCATTCGCGCCCACGTCGTCGCGGGAAAAAAGCCCTTCGGGGTCAAGGACGCTAATCTGATTAGGTAGCTATTGTCGCCATGATTGAAGTTGTAGCCGCCATCGCTGGCGCATCAATTTCCGTGGCGGCTATGGGCGCGATGGGGTTCAGCAGACGTAGCGACGAAGCACGTGACGCCGTAATACGGCTCACAAGTGCAGTAGAACACATCGCCACGCAGCTTGAGGTACTCCACACCGACATAAAGGAAGATCGCAAGGAAACGTTTACGCGGCTGAATACGGTTGAGCAAAGGGTATCTAAGCTAGAAGCACAGCCACGGGCGCGCTAGTCATGGATCGTTTTGCTGATTACATCGCTTTAGTCGTTGCCATCCACGGCGTTGCGTTGATCGTAGTCAACTTGACTCCTACGCCTAAAGACAATGCGGCACTTAGCGCTACAGCCAAGGCAGCAGTCAAGATGTATAGGGCCATTGAGATCCTTGCTGGCGTGATCACTCCGTTTGTCAAGCGATGATCAAGCTGAGCGATCTGTTTAAGTACTACAAACACGGCACGCCGCATCAAATGGCGGCCATCTCTGAATTAGAGGCTGAGTTATTAAAAGTTGCGCCTGAAGTCTTTAATAGGGATCAGCCTTGGTACAAGACTTGGCAGGCTGGCGGCAGGCTGCATAATTATGAGCCAGCCATAAAGCTCATTAAAGAGTTCGAGGGCGTGCACCTCAGCGCTTATCCAGATCCGCTGCACGGATGGGAGGTGGCAACCATCGGCTATGGCACTACGCGCTATCCAGATGGCCGCAAGGTGCAACGCGGTGACAAGATCACCGTAATTGATGCCGATCAGTTGCTGGCGCTTGAAGTGGAGCGTATTGCCGCAAAACTGCGCAACAGCGTGCCGTTTTGGAGTGAGATGACGAGCAATAAGCAATGCGCTTTGATCTCCTTCGCCTATAACCTTGGCGCCGGGTTCTACGGCAGCACTGGTTTTGAGACGATCAGTAAATGCCTTGCCGGCAAAGACTGGCAGGCAGTGCCAGCAACAATGGAGCTATACCGCAACCCAGGCAGCGCTGTAGAGACAGGTTTGCTGCGTCGTCGCCGCGCAGAGGGCCGGTTATGGGCCGGTGAGCAGCAGCAGGATCCAGCCAAGCTGACACCCAATAGTGCATTTGCATCACGCATCACACCGCATATACAGCTTGGTGAGTTTGCGCTATTTCAAGAAGCACGGCGCTTTGACCATCAATACCAGCTCGACACGGCAGCAGAACTAGCGGCATTCCTTGAGCGTGCACGTGTCAAGTTTGGCGGCAAGCCTGTGGTCATCACTAGTGGCTATCGCCCGCGTGCCATCAATGCAGCGGTAGGTGGCTCCAGTGGCAGCGAGCACCTATACGACGCACCTGACGTTGGTGCGGTTGATTTCTACATCCGTGAAGTCAACATCAACCACGTGCAAGAGTGGTGCGATGCAAACTGGCCGTATTCGCTCGGCTACGGTGCGCCT